GCTAGAAGCGGAGATTGCTCGACTAGAGCGTATCGCCGAAGACACTAAAGAACTGAATCAAGCGGTAGTACTAGTGAAGAAGCAGGTCGGTAAGACCTGGTACGCATTCAGTGGATCCACTCCAGATGGCTGGGACTGTTCAGGTCTCGTTCTCTGGATGTACGGAAAGATTGGATATAACCTAGAGCACCGTGCCTCCCTGCAGAAGAACTCGGGAGAGTTGGTCGAGGAACCAAAAATCGGAGACATAGTAGCCTTTACATACAAGGGCTCTAAATCCGCATACCACGTGGGTATCTACGTGGGACCAAATGAGATGATACACGCTGGCGGGAAACGAGGAGATAGGACAGAAATTGTGTCCATCGGCCAGTGGGCAAAAGGCAATGGCAACACCGTTGTAACATACACTCGTGTGATTGAGACTAATAACTAGGAAGTTATAAGTTGAAGAACCCCTCCTGCTACTTGGGAGGGGTTTTTCGCTCCCTAATTAGGCCAGCAATCTGGGGTAGAATAAGACCTATGAATTCCTTTAGCATTGCCGCCTATGCGCTAGTTGTAGCGTTCCTCGGGCTGTTCATGCTTGTTATAAATAGGAAAGATAAATAGTAGTGGACGCCCTAACCTTAGTTCCTATCCTGATTATTGCCTGTACTGGCTTCGTGGTTATTGCACTAGGGATGTGGAGTGAGTCTAAAGCCGCTCGTAGGAGTTGGATTTGGAAAGAGCGACAAGAAATAATAAACGCCATTATGAATATAAAACCCCTGTCTAGTAGTCCAGACGTGCGGGACACCAAAAACCAAATAATAGACGCCATTACCAAAAGGAGCCTCTGATGACAGAGCACCGGATTAAATCGTATGACGAAGGTAAGCAAGACGCCCGTAAGGAAATCTTGGACTGGATTAAAGAGAACCGTAGCTTTATTGAGTTCGATGCCGGAGATGGTATCTACCGCGATCACTTCACTTCCAACGACTTGATTGCGTACATAGATAGTAAAAAGTAATGGACGCCCCTATCAAAGTAGCTCCTAACTTCATAACGGAGTCAGACTGTAAAGTCCTAATGGATTACATTGATTTGATTGAGGGAACGCTGGGGGATAAGTTCGTATCTTGGCAGGAAGGTAGAAGGGTTGCCCTGCAGTTCGGGGAAGACTTGTACCACTCTGGTACTTCCTATCCGACCCTAGAGATTCTAGGTAAAGATAAACAGATAGTCGAGCGTCACTTCGAGCGAATTATTGATCGAGCTAAAGAGCTATTCGATGTGGCCGGGGATTTATATATGTCATCGTTCTGGATTGCAAAGCAATATCCGGATGCAATAGTAGACAGTCACGAGGATACCGACGGTGGGTTCAACACTCACTTTAGGTACAGCGGTGTCTTGTACTTGAACAAGATGAGCGAGGGCGGAAAACTATTCTTTGATAAGTATCAATACTCCTACGCGCCTGAAGGCGGAGACCTTGTAATGTTCCCGTCTCAGGGGACTGGGAACCACGAAGTAACGGAGATAACTCAGCAGAGATACTCCTTGGTGTTCTGGCTAACGGACATAGAATCGATGGGAATTCCGAAATGACAGACGCGCCAACCAGTGGTAAAGCTATTCTCTATGCGCGAGTAAGTACCGCGATGCAGGTGGCTGATGGTGTTTCGTTGGATGTGCAGGAGCGCCAGATGGCAACGGCTGCTGAGTTCCACGGATTCGCTGAGTGGGAGTTGGTGCGCGAGGAGGGACGCTCGGGGAAGAGTATCTCGGGACGACCAGCGTTGCAGAGCGTTCTAAAGAGACTTGCGTCAAAAGAAGTAGACGCCCTTATCGTTACTAGAATCGATCGACTTGCTAGGTCAACAACAGACTTCTTGGACATTGTGGATAGAGCCAACAAAGAAGGTTGGCGCTTGATTATGCTGGACCTTAACCTGGATACGAGTACATACCAAGGACGCTTCGTGGTAACAGTGATGTCGGCGCTCGCGGAAATGGAGCGAGGAATTATTGCTTCGCGTCAGAAAGATGTGCATAAGGATAGACGTGACCGCGGAGTTGTATGGGGTGTGGACATGGGGCCGATGAACAAGACTCCGGAAGAAGTTAAGACTCGGATTATGCACCAGAGAACTATGAAGATGAGCTTCCGGAAGATAGCCGACGGACTTAACGCGGACGGGATACCTACGCAGAATGGTCGAGCGTGGCACCCTACGACGGTGAAGAATATAGTAGACGCCGCTACTGGACAAGAGCCTGAATAGCCTGTAACATAGATATTGCATTTCATATAAATATAAAGAAAGGTAAATGCAAAATGGAAACATCTAAGGTATTCACCCCCGCGGTAGGTAAAGACGTAAAGTTTAAAGGTGCCTCTGATTGGGGAAAGTTCTTCCACCGAGTCACTTTAAAAGACGGCCGTGATATCGGCTTCTCGGCAGATAAAGTAGCGGTAACTGATAACGGTGATTTAATTGCCATATCTAACAGTCACTACAATTCAGAGACTAAAAAATATGACCCGCTTGAGACCCCAAAAACAATAGTAGCTTTAGCAAAAGGTGAGTGGATTTGCTTCTACTCAGCCAGTGTACTTACTGGTGATCCAATCGGTATCGACTGGTTTGAAAGCACTGAACCAGCAGCTAGGTAGTTAAAAGATAACCGGGCAGTCGAATTGACTGTCCGGTTTTTCTTTGCTAGGTTTTGTATAAACGAGGCTTAGCTCAGCTGGTTAGAGCCCCGAACTCATAATTCGGTCGTCGTGGGTTCAAGTCCCACAGCCTCGACGTATAATAGTAAACGCAGTTATGAATAGAAAGAGAAGCCGATGAGCGACGACCGCGAATGGATTTACGAGAAGTGGGAAGAAATTAATGCCCGCGCTAACAAAGCTCAGACGGACCTGAATGAGGCCGAGCGAATGGCTAAACAACTGCTGGTGGACTTAGAGTTCCTGAATATCATGTTCGAGGAGGACCTCCTCTAATGAAGGAGGGGCCGGCTAAGCCGCCGCCACGTAAAGAACGTAAAGTAGTAGACGCCGTTAAGGTTGCAGGCAGGAGAGAGGCCTTCCAATACTTACACGAGCTGGGCATCATAAACTACACCAGTTGGGACGATGTCTACTTCCTGGACAAGGATGGCGTACTTCTTATATTCAAGTACGAATAGACCTTTCCGGCGTTAAGTAAAATAGAGGTATGACTAATCTACCTCCATATTTTCAGAGCAGCGTTGAACAGCAGAAGTGGGACGACGGGTTTAAAGCCGGTCTTAAAGAGAACATTTCTGACATTGCTGACATCTTAGAAGACACTACAGACGCCAACACTGCTAAGCAGCTTGAGGCGCTTCTAGTTAAAATAGACCGTCGCCTAGCCTAATATGGGTGAACTAGCGCCGGGAGACATCAATCAAGACTTGATTGGTAAAACCGTGACGCTCCATGCACCCTACTTCCCTAGCCTCCCTGAGAGAGTTAGCGGTACCGTAACCTATGTAGAGAGCTCGGAGATACCTCATATGGTGGTAATCCAAGAGCCAGGGGCCGGGACAATGAATCTTGTAGACATTGATTTATACCAAAACCGCGAAATTGAAGACTAAACCTTAGTTGACAATTAGTTGTCGGGTGCTATAGTCCGGAGAACACTTGGTTGGATACGTATAAACGATGGTTGCAGGATAAAAATATAATGCTACAGTTCGGAATCCGGTAAGCAATCAGAAGGTTATCGTATAGGATACGATGTAGATATAAGATTTGTCGCGAAGGGCAGAGTTAAATGAACGAACGTCACGTACGTAAGGTACAAAAGAACCGCCACATGACTGAAATCCAGCTAAATATTGCTGCTAACTCTGTATTTAAGAACCTATCGCATCGGGACCGCTTAAAGCTGGCAAAGATTATCTACAAGGCCGAGATGGTAGAGTTCTATATCCGCGAGAAGGATTTGAACAAGGTAAGCACTGCCTTCCAAGAAATGATTGCAAACGCCCTTAGGAACATCGATGAGGCCTTTGAAGAAGACGAAGACGGCGAAGAAGACCCTTTTAAAAAGTTTGATTAAGCTTCGGCGTGTCTAAATAATAGACGCTCCCCTATGGTAATAGACTCTCAATTGCTCGAGGTTTTCGTGATTTTCCTCCGAGCGTTTTCATGGGAGAGATACACGCCCTCACGGTTTTTAATTCCTTTCAAGCCGTGAGGGACTCTCTTCCCGTTTGTTACTCCTTTCTGTTGATACAGAAAAACCCCCCAGTTGACTGATAGGCCGGGGGGTTTTTTTTTGCTCGAAGTGAGTGTTTAGTCTAGGAACGCCCAGGTCTTAGGGCCAATGATTCCATCAACCTTTAGACCGTGCTTAGCCTGAAGCTTCTCGACTGCTTCGTGAGTTGTCTCGTCGAAGTCACCGGTAATCTTCACGTTTACCTGCTGCTGTACGAACTTAACTTCTGGGCCGATAGAACCCTTCTGGATGTAGCGACCAGGGTAGCCAGGGTTCTTAATCTCAATAACGACTGGAGCTGCGACAGTCTTAGGAGCTTCAGCTTTAGCTGCTTCCTTCTTTGCGACTAGTTCTGCATCTACCTTTGAAGCCTGTGCTTCGTTGTGCTCTGGTGCCTCTGCTACTGGGTCGGTCTCAGTTGCAACAACTGCTGCTGAAGCAATAGCCTTCTCCTTGGCAATAAGAGCCTTGAAGAAACCGATTGGTTCGATGTAGTTCTTACCATCAGCTGCCCACGTGTGGACCTTGCCTAGACGAAGCTCCCAGTGGAGGTGCTTACCTGTTGACATACCGGTGGTGCCCATCTTGCCAAGCATCTGACCAGCTTCAACTTTCTGGCCTTTCTTGACCTTGATTGAGCCGTCCTTCATGTGAGCATAAAGGGTTGTGTAGTGCTTGCCATCAATCTTGTGAAGAAGGATTACGTAGTTACCAAAGCCACCACCTGCGGCGGTTGACTTCTTAGCCTCTAGTACCTTGCCGTCGTACGGCGCTTCGATGATGCATGGTTCGTGTGGAGACCAGATGTCGGTCCCGTTGTGGTGCTTCTTTTGCTTGGTTACAGGGTGGATACGCATACCCATAAGGCTGGTTGCCTTGAAGTCCTTGCCAAGCTTTCCGTCGATTGGATATTGTGCTTTCGCCATTTTGTCCTCTTACCTTGTTTGAGCTAGTTTGTTGGTTGCTATTTCACTGCAGCGCTGGTTCTTGTATCCTCGTTGGAAGTACTGGAACTCGAGCGAAGTATGCTCCCGGGTAGCGTAATACTTCTTAGCAGCGTTGAATGCTTCGATTCTTAGTTCTTTTGTTTCAGCTTTGAGAAAGAAATACACATAGCTGAAAACGCGGGAGATTGTCTTCATGAGCCAATTTTACCAGGGTTCTGGGCCTCGTATTCGGCCATGTATGCCTTCAGGAAGGCGCTACGCTCTGAGTCAGTAAGGGTATGCCCCAGGGCACCTTCATGGCGTCCTAGGGCATAATGAGCCTCTAGCCAGAGCTGATGGCTGGTATTAGTCATCTTTTGGACGACGCAGAGGGAATGTTAGTACCCAGACTGCAAGCGTGATAAAGATAAGGTTCCCTGTTAGTTCCTTGGCTGAACCCTCTAGTACGAGCCATGCAACGGTCATACCTAGGAGTGTCCATGCTTGGCCAACGATGTCGTTAAATAGTTCCTTTAGAAACTTCTTCATGGTTTGTTCTTTCTACTTAGTGTTCTTTGCGCGGATTGCTTTTAGTGCTTCAAAGTCTTTAACCTTGGTGTCTCCCATATATCCCCATGCGTAACCACCTGCGATGAGAGCTTCGTTTACTGAGAGCTCTGCACCGTCGAGGTAAATCCAACCAAGGATGCGGCCATACTTTTCTGTTGAGTCAGGAAGCTGTGTCTTGATGACAATGGTCTTAGCTTCCTTCAACTTCTTCTTAAGAAGTTCCTTGACTTCTAGGCCGAGGACTTTCTCTTCTTTGTTGGTTGTGCGCGATTCTGGGGTATCAATCCCCGCAAGACGTACACGCTTTGTTAGTGAGATGTCGAAGCCGAGGTCAATGTCTACATCGATTGTGTCCCCGTCAACAACGGTTAGTACTGATTTAACTCTGTACTCGTACATTGTTAGTCCTGCTTTCTTGTTGGTGCTGATGCTCCGCCTGTTGGAGCTGATGGAGCTGATGGGGTTGAAGGAGTGCCTGCGTTGATAACAACTGATGCGCTCATTGCCATCTGTGCAACCTGTCCAGCAACAACGGCTGAAACAACTACCTTCTCGGAGTCTTCACGAACCTGAGGAGACATGTCAGCACCAACGTTAGACATGAAGTTAATAGCGTCAACCAAGGCAGCAGCACCAGGGATTGCTGCAAGTTCTGCCGAGATAACAATGTCATCTTGCTGTGCTGCAACATAAAGGGCGTCAAGAGCTTGCTCGTACTCTGGGCTTCCAGCTTCTGCTGTCTCAAAAGTTTCAAGGGCTGCCTCGACTAGAGCTTCAGCCTGTGCTTCTGTTAAGTCAGTTGCAACAAGTTCAGTGAGGTCAATCTTCGAGAGAAGTTCTGCGCTGATGATCTCTGGAAGATCTTCGGCCTTGATAACTTCCTTCTCTTCTTCCTCTGGCTTAGCTGATTCTTCTGGTTCCTTCGTTGGTTCTACAACAGGTTCCTCGGTAGGTTCTGGGGTAGGTTCCTGAGTAGGCTCCTCTGTTGGTTCCGGTGTTGGTTCTTCAGTAGGAGTTGGCTCTGGTGTAGGCTCAACGGTTGGTTCTGGATCTGGTATCACGACGGGAGGAACGATGATTACTGGAGGAGTAACTACTACAGGTGCTGCAACTTCTGCTGTGGCAGTAGTTGATGTTGGGGAATACAACGCAATAGTGTCGTTGTCTGCGCGAACTGTGAATGTGTAAGTCTTACCTAGACCACCAGTTGTTGAGAAGACTTCACGTGGCAAAGTAATTGATGTGGTGGTTGAAGCAACTCCCCAGCCGTTTGCGCCTTCTGTTGTCCAACTAACCGCGTAACGTTCTACTGTTGTGTTAGTTGCAACTGCTGGTTCCCAGGTGAGTGTCACTGAGCCATCTTGGTTTGAAGTGGCAGCAACATTTGTTGGAGCAGTGATAACTGGTTTGATGCTTGTTGGAACTGTGTATGTAAATGGTGGAGTAACTTCTGGGGTAGCTACGCTAAGTAGGTAGGTTGGACTTGTTCCAAGGGTTGAGTCGTAGTGCTTGTAGTTTACGAAAGCAGGAGTTGACTCGTCCCATGTGTTGCCCGTGATAAGGGCAGTAAGGGCAGTCTTCTTGCCATCGTTCATGCTGTCATCGATGTAGATTGGTGTGTTGGTGCCACGCTTAAAGGTGTTACCAGTGATGACGCGAGATGGGTATGAGAAGAAGGTTGTCCAGTTTGTTGGAATCCAAGATGAGGTGTAGACACCAATCTGGTTGCCATCGAACATGGAGTTGGTTACGCGGTGCTTGTTGATGCCCTGCATACGGAAGCCGTAACCGTTGTTCTTGAATGTAGACGAGTCAACAAGAACCGTGCGCTCGCCGTAGATACCAGCGCCGTTTGACTCAAAGAGTGTGTTGGTGATTGTGATGCGGTTGTCGTACTGAGTGTCAGCTTCAGTAGTTGTTGAAGGAGTTCCTCCGTAGTTAGAGAAGACACCATACTGTGCAATTCGTTTGAAGCTAGAAGCTGTGATGTTGATGTAGCTTGAGCCTTCCTTAGAAGATACGGCCGATCCGGTCTGGATGTCTTCGAATGAAACTCGTGTGATGTTAGCTGTTCCTCGTGCGACGAATACTGCAGAACCCTGCTGCCAGTCAGCACGCTTTGTATTCTTGATGGTTATCTCGGAGATGTTAAGGGTGGTCGATGCATTTGATACGAAGAATGCTGAGTAAGTGTTTGCACCGTCGATGCGAACTACTTGGTTAGTAGGGCCAAGGATAGTCACTGTGCTTGCGATAGCTGGAAGGTTTGAGGTAAGAGTTATTGTTCCCTCGGTCTTAATCTTGATGCGGTCGTAGATAGAACCAGATACCGCGTTAGCTTGAGTCAATGCCCAGCGGAGAGTTCCTTCAACGTACTCGTCACTTGTCGAGGTAACTTCCAACGAGTCTGGTGGAAGAACGATTGCTGCGAGCGCTGCGGCGATAACTTCCTTCGAAGCAAGTGCATTGGTGATGGCTGTCTGAGTTGCAAGCAATGCTGCATCGTATGCTGCTTGTTCGGAAGTTACGAGCGCTTCAAGTGCTGCCGTCGTGCTGGCATCGCGTGCTGTATTGTAGGTTGACTCTGCTAGTGAAAGAGTTGCAACGGCTGCGTTGTATGTGTTGGCAGCTGGTGTGTATGTAGTTAGGATGCTGTCAAGTGCTGCTTGCTTGTCTAGGTAAGTCTGGTAAAGAGTTGCGTTGAACACCTGCGAGGTAAATACAAAGTTGTCCATGTAGTAGTAATCCCAGTTTGACGGGATTGTGATGGACTGGATGTACTTACCTGAAGGGGCTGTGATTGCCTGAGTAAGTGTGTAGATGGTTGATTGGTTTGCTTCGTATACTCCGTTAGGCGCTAAGAAGGATCCAGTCGAACCGTCGGTGTATGTGACCGCTACAGTCATGTTTCCATTAAGTGCACCCGTTGCGAACTGGAAGAACGTGGTGGCTGTTCTGTTTGGTGGAACAATGACAAGCGAACCTGATGGGCTGTAAGCCTTGATAGAACCACCAGACATGTAAGTACCTGAGAACTCGTTGTTAGTGATCGAGTAGCCTGCGTTGTCACTGGTTGAAAGTGGGGTCGAGCCGTTTACCAAGAACTGTGCTGTGGTGTTCTGGACGCGGTTGGTGAAGGTTTCAGTGACTGTGCCACCCTGTGCAGTCGCTTGGTAGTCAGCGTAGGCTGTGTTGCGTTCTGCTAGGGCTGTGGTGTAAGAAGCGTGGAGCGGGGTATAAGTGGCAACGGCTGTGTCATAAGCAGCGCGAGCAACGTCGACCGAAACGGCAGTAGTTGAGATAACGGTTGGCTGATTTGCTAGATTTGCCTGTGCTGTTGCAAGGTCAGTGGTGTCCTGGTTAAGAGTGGCAACTGCACTACCAAGTACAGAAACGTCTGCTGTAAATGCTGTGAGGGCATCTGAAGCAGGGGTTAGTTCTGAGATAAGGGCTGGAGCGTATGTCTGATAGTGAAGCTGGTATTGGTTGTACTGGGCTGTGTAGGCCGCTAGGTTGCCCTGTAGGGCTGTTAGCTGTTGCTGTGGGGTAAGTGGGTCAGCGAAGGCTGAAGACGCGCTAAAGACTGGCATTACTGCTAGTGAGATAGCGACGTAAAGACGAGTAAGC